ATACACCCCACCCAATCGTCTATCGATTTCTCACCCTGTCCATTAAGCCTGAAAACCGCCACACCGAGTCCACTCTCTCGGCTTCGCCGTCTAAGTTGAGCCATAGCCAATGCTGGGTCGAAATTTTTTCTGGATTTAATCTCGATATCAAGGCCTTCGATACCAAGGATGTCAGGGCCAGCAGCCGAACTACTCGTGATGTGCGCGGTCTCAAAGCCATGAGAAACCAGATATTGCGCCACAAGTTTTTCAGATTCACGGCCCCTGACCTTCCTACTCATGTCTCCATGCCTTTTCGTAACATTTTTCACATGCCCAGTTGTAATCCAATGGATCATGCGCTGCCATTTGCACCCGGTAGGCCGCATAACTAGCCAGCCTCACATCACACCAGTCGCAATCGACCGGATAGCCATTGGGTTAACCTGTTCTATCTTCCATCAGTCAATGGCCTTTCCCTCAAATGTCCATTTGCCTTGCACCATCTTGGCCCACTTGGCTGGGCATTGCTCATTCTTTGATTTAGCCACACAGACATATCCGTGGTATGGCCCTTTGGCACTTGTGCCTTCCTTGAGCAACATTGCCCCGTGAGCACACTCAAAGCCCACTACTGTGGCGTTAAATGCCTTGGCAATATCTGTGGTGTCCTGAAATGCCTTAGTCTCAACCTCGTCAGGCCAGACATAGGTTTCAGGCTCATTGGCTACTTCCTTGACCGCTTCTACTGGCTTCCATGGATGCTCGACCTTGTGGCCCGGATCTGTCAATGCCACCTGCCTCATTGAGTCCTTAGTAGCTGTCTTTTCTGCCGCCTTGATGAGCAAGATTGCCCTACCAATGGCACTTGTGGATGTGTCCTCTACCCACCAGCGTTGCATATTCTTTGGGTAGTCGCTGGACTTGCCCCTAGCAAAGTTGGTTACTGCCGGGTTTGAATCATTGCTGTCTCGGTAGAGATCACAGCGCACGAAGATCTCCTGATTGACCACATCTAAATGCTCGACTGCAAGGTGAATCCTCCCAGCCGGGTAATTGTCCTGAAACCAGCGGTTAAGGCTGGCCACATCCTCATAACTGCTCAAGTCCCATGCCATTTAATGGCTCCTTTCCTTTCGCGTAATCAAGCTGCTGCCTGAATGTCCAAATTGTGCCATCATGCCAAGTCTGTGCCTCGTTGGCATGTGGCTGGCAGTAATAGCGTGTCCTGCCCAGTCTGTCAGCACTCTCTGACACCACAGCCCACACCGCTGGAGTGCGGTGTAGGTCGTTGGTCTCTCGATAGGCTTCCTTGCATATAGAGCACCAAATGTTTTTGGTCTGTAGCTTCCTAATAGGCATCAAATTCATCCGGGTCTGTGGTTGCCAGTTGGGCAGCCAAAGCCAAATAACTGACTCCATCCACATAGCCGTCTCTACCACGATGGCCCGGTGTTTCGGCGATTCGGCTGATTTTGACCAATGCCATACAGACCGCTGCCTGATCTGGAGTGATTGGGAAACCAAGATAAGTGCTCCAGAAATCGGCAATCCTTCTATGGTTAATATACGGGTGGCCATATATCTGACCTCTTTGTGCTCGAATGAAATTGGCATCCTCAAGCACGCTTGGAGCTGTGATCGTTTTGGGCAAATCTTTTTCCATCTCTAAATCCTTTCCAGTACCAATTTTCAGTAAGGGCTGCATAGAGCACCCCAATGACGGGGATGCTGATGAGTGCAATGATGAAGTAAATGGCTAATGGGTCGAAACTCATTGCGGTCATGCTTGGCTCGCTTTCTACCGGGAGTCTCCCGATGAGCCAAATGTACGCCTTACCTGCGCTGGTCGCGTGGGTGTGTCGATAACTTTTTCGTTATAAAGTCGGAAGCACTATCCCAGCCGTCAATATGATCATCCACAGTACGAACCAAAGGAACAATCTCATAGATCACTTGTATCTCTTACCCTCAAACACAAAGCTGCCATCGGCCTGCATGGGTACAAGTACCGGGTAAAACTTGGAGCCGTCTAGATAGCCCAACACGAAGCCCTGCTGCCACTGAGCGTAGCCCTTGGTATAGCCCATGCCTGCGCTGGACAAATCCACCAAGTTGCCCACTTCTACACCCCACAGAATACGCCCGTAATGGCCTTTATAGGCCTCAGAATGAGCCGAGAGTCCTAATCTATGGGTATGCCCCTGAACTACGCTCTTACCGGCCCTCAAGGCCGAATTCAAGGCACTCTGGCCGGGCTTATTGGATAGCGGTGCAGTATCGCCATGTATGGCAATCCACCCCGGAGCAAAGCCTACGCCTTGAGGATGGTAGTTAATGCCCATTTTGTCGTAGCCCATGAATCGGTGGTAAGCCATCTCTGGCAGTTTAGTAAAGGCTGGGAGCCGGTTCATCAGGCTCTTATAGACCCTAGCCCCATGATTAGATCCGACAACATCGGTCACACCCAACTGCTCAAGAATCTCTTGGGTCCATGCCCGGTCATCGTCTATGTTGCCCATGGCTTCTTCTAGGGCATTGGCTCCATTACGGAGCTGTGGAAGGTCTATCTCATCGCCAATCTGAATGGTGCGGTGTGGTTTCCACTTGGCTAGGAATCTGGCTAAAGCATTGACATGGTTTTCAGAATGAAAGGGTACTTGGAGATCTGGTACGAAAGCTATTCGCTTAGTCGTCATCCTCTTCTTCTTCCTCATCGAAGTAAGGATTCTCGCGGTCTGGTGCTAACCAGTCCGGTAAGGGTTGTTCGATAAGCCAGCCTTGGATGGCGGCATCAGAGAATCCTGCTCGCTTCATGGATAGGGTTACTTCATGCATGGCAATGAAGTGCAAGTCCATCTTGGTAGGTTGTTTGGTGCGTTTAGCGGCGCGTTCCTTGCTTCTTCTTAGCGCGGCCTTTTGTGCTTTGGTTGGTTTTGCCATGACCTACCCCCTTGGCTAAAAGTGTCTCATAGATGGCCGACTGTCTCTCGACTAAAATCTCTTGTGTCGCCTCTAATTTATCAATGCGTGAGGACAGCGTGGAGCCAATCTCATTGACGAATTGGCGAACCATCCATCTCAGGGCTGTCAGGAAACTGGCCGCAATGGCAACCATCCCGGCAAGTACGCCGCCCCATTCCGCTGGACTCATTTAACTGGCTTGGCATATCCGAACACGCCAGCAACTACGGCGAATAGAACAGCCCGGTAATCGAGATCAAAGTTAGATGAAGCCCAAGCAGCTAGGAAGCCGCCAAGTGCCATAAGTGCTGGATGCTTTAGGTAGTCAGTCAAGGTCGCCCCCTAATAGTGGTATGTTGAAAAAGCGACCATCTCGATCGCCAGCCTTTGTGAAACTTATGTGTAGGTGCTGTCTGTGCGGATTAGCCCCACGATACTTTCGCCACTTCCAGCGGAGTATTCGAGAGCATATTCTGCCGTCAAATATGAGGTAAGAGATTCTGGGTCGCTTGCTATTTCTGGCATATATTCGTAACTGATCTGCCAAGTCGTGCATTTGCTCCCGTGGGCCAAGCTCAGCTGAAACATCCAAGGCACGAACCCAGCCCTCAGCATCCGGGTTGTGGTCAGACTTGCGATGACTGTGTCTTGCATCGCCGATCCACCCGTCAGGCCGCTTACGGAGAGGAAACGAGTCATCTAACTGCTCCCTCAACTGTATCCCGGCTTTGCATAGCCTTGGCGTTGGTTTGGTCATCCAAGCAAGACCTTTGCTTCTTCTTCGGTGATGCCAAGGCGTGCGAGAAGTTCTGCTCGCTTAGCAGCTTTCTCAGCCTCAGCCGCTACACGCTCAGCCTCAGCAGCCTCAAACGCGACTCGATCTGCCTCGCGCTGCGCTAGTTCTTCCTCGGTCAATTCGATTTCCTCGACCACTCCGGTCGAGCAATCAACAACGAGTTTCGTGGTCATGGTATCTCCTTATGAGTTTGATATGCCGTAAAGGGTAGCGGTTGAGTATTGAATAAAGGCTCCTGATGCTGGCGTAAGGGTTATTTGATTAATTGCCGCAGTATTTGACCAAAGCCCTGCGCTCAGGTTTTGATAAGCCGTCGTAGCGTTGTTTTCTGTGACTGTATCGGTGCTGAATGATTTGTTTGTGCTTCCAGCGTAATTTGGAATGTAAGTCTCAGAATTAGCAAACGTGTTAGCCGTGACATTTGTTCCGGTGACTTGACCAACTAACCTAGCCGCTTGCGCTGAACTTGCCGCCGCACCATTACCCTGAACATATCTGTTGCTGAAGTTAGCGGTGCTACCATTAAACGAAACATTAATGGAAGTTTCGGTAGCGTTGTTCCCACGCGCTGAAATCTTGATAACGAGATCGGTGTAGGTCGCTGGAATACTTGTAAAATCCATATTAGCCGCCCCACCGCTACCCACAGTAACGCTGGCGATTTTCTTATATGTGACTGCCATTATGCTGCCTTGATTCCGTAGAGGGTGAAGGTGGAGCCGATAGCAAATTGATCGGGAGTTCCACCACCGGTGTTATCCGGGGCAGTAATTGAAATCGAATTAATAGCAGCAGTAGAGCGCCACAAAAACACATTAGCCATTACAGAAGATCCAGCATTACCAATTCTTAATAAAGCGGTTTTATTAGTAGTGGTATTGGAATAATTCATAATCTGCAAAATTGCCGTACTTATAGATGTTTCATCTACGCCCCACATCCAATAAGTTTGATTTGATGCTCGGGTAGATGCGGCTGCCGTTCCATTTCCACTGATCTGAGTCATTGAATAATTCGAGCCTGTGTCTCCATTTAAGCGAATAAACGAATCG